GGCACGCAATATCCACGCCGTCCATTCCAGTAACTTTGTCGGTAAACACCCTTCCGAGAACTGGGTCGGTGTATGGGTTGAGTTTTATCCGTCGCTCGAACTTGAGAGGAGTTTCTATAACTCCGCCTGCCCCTTTGATCTGCTGCAAGTACTTGGCAAGCGTTGTGTCGAAATCGTAACTCCGGAAAACCGGTTCCGGGTTTATCCTCACAAAATCCTTGAACACGACAGGCGGAGGGCCACTCCAGGCATGGGCACCTTTCCGTCTTTCGCTAATCGGCTGGAAGGGCTCCATTGCATGGAGCAAAGTCCTGACCCAGTCACCAGTCTGCTGGTAATACCCATGCTCCTTCATCTCATGCAAAGACCTGTTCATGAATTTGTTCACCTTCTTGACAAAACTACCGGTGTTGGTCCTTATGTGGTACAAGAGGTCGTCTGCAATAGGTATTCCTGTGACTTTTGAAAACATTGCAATCGGAAGCCTGGTTTTGCCTACAAAATACCCGTCGGCTCTTTTGACGATTGTAGGAGACCTGCGGCTCGTCTCGGTTAGCGCCCAGGTGTAGTCAGCAACTTCTGTCCCCGGCTTCAGCGTGACGGTTCCTACAAGTTCAATTGTGTCAAAGGACTCATTCATAACCTTGAGGCGCACTCTCTCTTCCGGGAACCCACTCGAAACTCTGGTCTTAAGTGTGCAAAATACCAATTGGACTCCATCGTGGCCGGTCACAATACGCGGAGAATCAGGGCTAAGAACTTCAGTGGCCATGAAAGCCTTGGCCACGTGCTCTGTTCTCGTAACCTGAGACAGCAAAAACTCTATTGGCGACGGGCTCCCATCTGGACACACAAAAGCGACAGTGTTCTCTTTTGGCCCGAACTGAATCTCATTGTCGGCTGGCACACAAGGGACTACCTTGTCGAACTGCATGGCCAGATTCTTGTTGAGGCCGTTCAACGGGTCATGAAATAGTGTGAGCCCGTCAGCGACAGGAGTTGCGAAAGCAGCTTCATCCCGTTCTTGA